TCGCAAATGATTCTCAAATGGATCTCCATTTTGATCATTGCGATCACCCATTGTCAGGCGAATTGCCTCTTTAAGTATTTCATCCCTGTCCATCTTGCTACCACTTCCAAACTTTGCCATCAACGGTGAATGAGTTATTGACAATTGGAACTAGCTGAGGCATGACGGTTGTGCCGTCAACATGAAGCAAGCCAAAGCCTTTGTTCCAGGTGAATAACCCTGCCTTAATGTATCGGGCAAACTTGTAATCCATGAGATTTCCGACTTCCATTCCCCAAATGGTTTTCGTCTTGCCAGCCCAACCTTGAGTGTGATGAGTCAAGCCCATGCGATGCGTATGGCCGCAAACAACGCTCATGCCTGAGCGTTTTGCTAAGCCCAACGCGGTAGCACCGGCAGTTGGCTGGACATTGCCTTCATCGCCATGCATCAGCAACCAGTTAGGAGCCAATTCATAAGGCTCATGGTGATAGGTAATGCCAAGGCTGTCTAGTTTGAGAAACTTCTCAATCTCAAGTTCTGGCAATCCGAGAAAGCCTGGAGCCTTGGACTTGATCTTGTTGTAAAGTCGATCAGAGTGATTGCTTCGAACAATGTGGTCAACTTGTAATTCGGCAAGTAGGTCAACGGTGATGTCGCGATGTCTGCCTAAGTCTCGCTGCCATTCGCCTTCGCCGCCTTCCTCCCAACGCGAAATTTGTGGGAGATCAATTTCATCTCCAACTGATACCACGCTGCTTGGGCGATAGTGCTTAATGAATTTGACGATTGTCTTAGTTGCTGCGACATCATGGAAAGGACTTTGCAAATCTGAAATGACAACAATGGATTTCATAGGATAAACCGTTTCCCCTGCGTTGTTAGATTAAGCCTTTTTCTTGGTCTTTTTTTCTAATTCAACATTGACTTCCTGTTCGGCAATCTTTAGCAAATTCATTGTAAATGGATCTTTTGGATTGCCTTGTCGGATAACAAGGGCAAGCAAACCTGAGCAGAATGAAAGAACTTTCACTGTTGTTGATGCATTCATTGCTAGAGCAGTGATTGCAATTGGCAGAGTAACAGTTCCGTAAGTTAAAACTAGCGATTGAACCTTCTTGGCATCTATTTTCATTTGATCTCCTGATTGATTTATTTGAGGTTTAACTTGGCAATCCGAGCTTTGACTTGCTCAGGTGTTTCAATGATTTCATAGTGCATTTCATCCTTGCGGCCTTTGTAATCGCCACCCCAACGCAATCCGTACTTCTTGATCAAGGCATGGATAACTGCAACCTTCTCAGCTGTGAAAGTGCCTTCCGACCCAAGAGAATGATGGGCGGCGTTGATGTCAATGGCTGTGCCAGATGAGTGGTTGGACAAATCATCTGGACTATTTCTAACATTGCGGTATGCGTATCCCCAGTCATCCAAAGTGCCTTTGTCAATAGGTTCAACGGTGGCGTGGAATTCAGCAGCGAATGAGGCAAGAATTAAGCCAACCCCAGCAGCGCATCGCAATTTGATGGCAGTGCCAGCGACAGGAAATGCCTTGATGCCAATCGCATTGGGATCGGCGCTTGCTGGCCAACCATTCTGTGATTTCATTCGACTTTCCTGGCTCTAGGCTTACTTTCGGCTTTTGCCTTCATAACTTCAACATCAATCTTGATCAAATTTTGATTCTCAATGAGTTGATCAACTTTATTGATTAAGCCAGTCTGCCCATCGTTGTAAAGGGCATATTCAATGCGAGAGAGCTTGTCCTTGAGTTCGTTTGTGTATTTGACAATTGTGTGCTTAGCAATCATGGCAATTCCAGCCATAAGAGCTGCGCCAATGAAAAAGTAAGAATAGATAACTGTGGCGATGTTTGAATTCATTTGCTTAAAATCAAAACTTTCACAATAGTTGAACCGGCTGAAGTGCAAGCATAAATTGCTGATTCGTGAGTTGAGAGAATCAACTTGTCACCTGAATCCATTTGATAGCCAGTTGTCGGAGTGACATCAGAGCCGCCAAGGAAACAAGTTCCTGATGAACTGTGCAAATAGACATTTGTTGCACCATTACCTATAAAAACTTGAGTTGGTGTTGTGGTAATTGTGTAATTTGCAGATGAAACCGCCATTTGACTACTCCTCTATTGTGCGTGCTTTGTGGGTACAGATCCATTGGCAAGTTGCTTCATCTAGCAATGCTTCATCGTGGCACTTAGGCGAGATGAAAGCATCACGAATAGCATCATAGGTATAGCCAATGCCAGCATAATTTTTTCTGATATTGCCGTGATAAGAAGTACGCAAACATTTTAAGCCAGTACGAAATTTTTCGTAATGACTTTCCCAATCTGAAATGCCATCTACAATTTCATCTTCATTGCGTCCAGTAATAACTTCAACAACTATATTGTTTTCATCAATAAATGCGTAATGTGCCATTAGAAAGTTATTGTTCCTGTTCCCGCTGTAAAGCGATAAACGCGATACCCTGATCGTGTTGGTTGGTTATATGTCAAGCCACCTGAAATAGATGTAGGTGCTGCGAATGAGTCAGGATAAGCAATAACAACAATTCCTGAACCGCCTGCTGCTGGCCCAATACCACCGCCACCACCGCCGCCAGTGTTTATCGTGCCTACTGTTCCAGCGCCGCCACTTGTTCCACCTGTTCCACCACCACCTGAACCGCCAGCGCCACCGTTACCAGATGGAGCATTTACAGCGCCACCACCGCCGCCTGAATAAAATGTTGAAGTTCCAGTAATTGAAGACGAAGAACCATCTCCACCTTTTCCACCTTGATTACTTACCGTTCCGCCTTGTGCGCCAACTTGAGATGCACCGCCACCGCCGCCATCCATATAAGGAGCAGTATCTAAACTGTTACCGCCAGCATATCCTTGACCTGTTGTACCCGTTCCGCCTGTACCGTTTCCAATCCAAGCTGCTGCGCCACCACCAGAACCGCCAGTTTTACCATTTCTATAAGTGGTATTTCCTGGATCATTTCCACCACCGCCACCGCCACCACCAATAGAAGTGATGCTTGAAAATACAGATGAACTACCAGTAACGCCTGAAGGATCGCCAGTTGAACCGCCACCAGTACCGCCACCGCCAACTGTAATAGTTAAAGCTGAACCTGGTGTTATAGAAAAACTTGTTGCAGTTTGATAGCCACCTGCACCACCACCACCGCCTGAATAACCACCGCCACCACCGCCAGCAATAACTAAATAATCAACAGTTGAAGTTGTTTTTAATTTACTGCTTGCGATGATTCCTAAGTTTGGCATTAGGAAATATCTCCTGTCACCAACCAGATGTCGGTTGCAATTTTGATGCAAGAGGCAACCGAGTTGGCTACTCGAAGTTTAGGCGCTGTTGAAGTTGCGCCAGTTGAAAGCACTGTTGTTGTGCCTGAAGTTACGGCGCTGATGGTTGGTTGTCCTGCGCCAGTAATCCACGCAACATTTATCTGAGCGCCGATAGGATAGGCAACGCTTGCATTTGTTGGGATAGATAGTGTCTGCGCTGAGGCGTTATTTGAAGTTACCAACTTGCCGTTATCAGATAGAACGAAAGTGTAAGTTGTCGAAGTGTTGGCATTGATGCCAAGGTTAATCAATGGCGAAGTTAAAGTCTTATTTGTAAGAGTTTGAGTACCGGTGAGGCTAACATTTCCAATCGCAACCCAAGCTGACCCGTCATAGTATTCGTGAACATGACCATCTGTGCGATAGGAAAGCATTCCTTCAGTTAATACGCCTGAAAGTGCTGTTGTGCGAGTAGCAGCATCAGCAAAGACCATGACGGTCTGTTTCATCAAATAATTATTGACATTTGCAGCTGTTAGCACTTCACCTGTGCTGAATAACTTATATCCACCGGCCATTTATTGCTCCTTGTTAGTAACTGAGAAGTCCGTCTGTTCCATCCAACACTCCGACTGAAGTGTTGTCTAAAACAAATGCTTTGATAACGGGTTCAGCCGTCATCAATTTTGTGTCAAAACTGCGCTTGGTCATATCATGGCTCACGCCTTGAACGAACAATGTCTTGGTTATGCTAGTGCTTCCTGGCATTGTTTTTGTCACCTTAATTGGCGAAAAAATATCCAGACTCAAGCCAGCCTGAATTCTTGTTGC